ACCGGATACGGAGCACACAGTTCCACCACCGGAGACGGAGCACACAGTTCCACCACCGGAAACGGAGCACACAGTTCCACCACCGGATACAGAGCACACAGTTCCACCACCGGATACGGAGCACACAGTTCCACCACCGGATACGGAGCACACAGTTCCACCACCGGATACGGAGCACACAGTTCCACCACCGGAGACGGAGCACACAGTTCCACCACCGGAGACAGAGCACACAGTTCTACCACCGGAGACGGAGCACACAGTTCCACCACCGGATACAGAGCACACAGTTCCACCACCGGATACGGAGCACACAGTTCCACCACCGGATACGAATCGGTTTCTTGTTCGTTAGGTATTAAATCCAAAGCAATGGCAGTAAATGGATGGTTAATAGTTGTAGATTGGAGATATGATTATGAAAAAAGCAAGTGGTATATAAATGATATACATAACTCAAAAGTGGGTGGTAAAATTTTGGATGCTGAAATACTTCCAAATACATGGTATTGGTTTGATGAAGGAGTTTTGAAAATTGAAAAAATTAAATAAGTAATAATTAGCCTACTGAAATCAAGTAGGTAGGCTAAAACTCAAATTAATATGAAAGAAATATCATTAGAAAATAAAATAATATTGGATGCCTGTTGTGGTGGCCGTATGATGTGGTTTGATAAGGAACATCCAAAGGCGGTATATATGGATATCAGGAAAGAAGAATTTACTGCTTGTGATGGAAGATCAATTAAAGTTAATCCTGATCTTATCGCTGATTTTAGGAATATGCCGTTTAATGATTGTTCTTTCAAACTTGTAGTAATGGATCCGCCACATTTCAATAAACTAGGTACGAATAGTTATACAGCACAAAAATATGGTAAACTATTTCCAAGTTGGCAAACTGATTTAAAACAGGGATTTGATGAATGCATGAGGGTATTGGAGCCAAACGGTATATTAATTTTCGAATGGAATGAGTTTCAGATTCCGGTAAGCAAGATTATAGAAATATTTGGTTGCGAACCTTTATTCGGGCATAAGTCAGGTAAGAACTCAAAAACACATTGGCTTTGCTTTATGAAATTATAAAAGTATAACAGGAGAAAAAAAATGAAAAGATTTATATCGTTTTCTGGGGGAGTTGAGAGTCGTACAATGGCTATACTCTTTGGAAACAATTCAGATGCAATTTTTGCAGATACTGGAAGTGAACATTTGGCTTTATATGCAGGACTAAATACAGTAGAAAATAAAATAAGAGAGTTTCATAATAATGAATTCAAAATAATTAGAGTAAAAAACGAAAAATATGAAAGCCTTGAAGATTATATAAAATATTACAATTTTTTTCCATCATTCAGAAATCGATTTTGTACAGGACTATTTAAGATAGAACCAATAAATAACTACTTAAAACAATTTGAAAAAGAAGGTGTGGAAATAATGATAGGTCTAAATGCAGATGAAGCAGATCTCAGGACCGGTAATCATCAGTTGTTACCTTTTGTTGAATATACTTATCCTCTAGTCGAAAATGGTATTAATAGGAAAATGTGTCATAGCATATTAAAAGCTGCTGGAATTGAGCCAAATTTCCCACCATATATGCAAAGAGGTGGTTGTAAATTTTGTTATTATAAGAGTAAAAAAGAATATCAGGCTATGGCATTGATGGATGAAAAAGAGTTTAACGACATAATTGACTTAGAAGAATCAATTCAAGAACAAAAAAAAGAATATTATCATATCATACCTAGCATACCAAATCTTAGGCAATTCAAATTAGAAGCTCAAAATATGATTTTTGATGCAAAAGATATGTATAGTGTTATAAATGATGCTACAAAGTGCGGAGTTTTTTGTAATCGCTAACCCTCAAATAAACCTAACCAATGAAAGAAAAATTTGAATCACAGCTATTAGAAATTAGAAAGTTAATAAGCATTCTTAATACATGGGGAAATGTACTTGTAAATGGCAATGTCAAAGCACAAGACCGATTACAAGCACTTTGTAATGAAATACAGTCCGATGGTTACAGTATCGATGATATAGAAGAAGCAATAGAATGTATGATTTAATTATTTAATCCATTGAAAGTAACAGAATTAAAGGATATTAATAGAATAAAAAAATAAGAGTATGAAAGATAAAAAGATAGAAGTAGTACAATTAGTATGGAAACCTTATGAAAGCCATTTTTCAAGAGATTATTATGCTGAAACTTGGATAGGTCATTACATTGTTATGAAAGATTATGAGAATGGGAATGTTACTTGCTATTATTCAGATCAGGGACATATAGGAGAACCTTCTAATTCATATGATGAAGCTAAAGAAGTTTGTCAGAAAGACTTTGAGAGGCGAATTAATGAATGTATATCTCTTTCCAACACCCTCACTCAGTACAAAGAAGCGTTGAGACAGTTCATTGATATCGAAGAAAGGGTACTCGGATTGAATAAGAATAAGACTTGGGTTTCTGAAACTGAGGTATTGCAAGTGATCGACAAAGCCAAACAACTACTTAAACAGGAATGATATGAGACAGATAAAATTCAGAGTAAAAAGAAAGGATAAAATAAAATGTTATCTCTTAGGACACAAAACAGACGAGAATTATAATGATTGTGGTTATCTGATATGTAAATGGTGTAACAGTCACGAGTATTATGACTATGTCGCTAATGATAGCGTAAAGATCGCTGATAGTCTTTGGTATAAAGGTGGTTTATTATTTCAGCCATATTATTTTATAAAAGGAATATTTCATAGAATAAAATTTGCTATATATCATTTTAAGCTAAAACATATTGAAAAAAGTGATTTGCCATTTTGATACCCCCGAATTAACCAAAACAGATAGTGATGAGTAAGAGAGGAAAGATAATTAATAACTTCTTGGACATAGCCTTTATAGTATGTGTAGTTGGCATGGCCTTACTATTTATTATAAAAATATGGGTAACAACAAATTATCAGTATATAATAAATAGATGTATACTGACTTTATCTATTTCGGTCGCGATTATTTTATTTTTAGCATTTGTAGAATACATAGTAAAAAATAACCACAATGACCGGCAATAATACAATCCCGGTAAGATTTAATATAATATGGATAAAATAAACGAAATAATCAAAAAGGCTGATGTATCAGAAGAAGAGATAAAGGGCAAAAAAAGAACTTTGTACCTGAATACTATCAGGTGGTACATTTATTCTCAACTGAAAGAAGATTTAAGCATTTCAGAAATAGGTAGGATGTTCAACAGGTCGCATGCAACAGTTTTGCACGGGATTAAAACGCTGAATGACAGGATAGGAACTGATAAAGAGACACAGGAAATTGTTAATTCAATAAAATGACAGATAAGGAAAAAACAGATGAGATAAAAAGATTATATCCGAATATCGAAAAATACCTCATGTATGCTTCTCGATGTAAAGAAGAAAAGAAATATTGTAAAGAATCAGATCAAATCATACAATTATGTTTTGAACTAAAGAAAATACTAAAATAAAAAGGCAGCCAACTATAGCCACCCTTTTACTTCCGACAAAGTAAAGATAATAATTAACATAATAATTTTGGTTATGGAAGCTGTTAAAAATAAAGTACAAGAAATCAAATATGTTGACGAACAATATAAAAGTTTAAAAATTGAAAGGGATAAACTCCTTGAACCTGCCTTGAAAGATGTTGGACACATAAATCAGATTGCAGAATGGATATATGAACTATGCGATAAAGAAGAAATAAATACCAATCGTTATGATGCCAAACATTATATTCTTTTTTTAATTCCCTTCTTATATTCTCCTCGAGTATTAATACAAGAGAGCATGGCTGAAGGGATAAGAACACCACTATCTCAAATATTGAATGTTTCTGAATGTCATATTTCAAACAGTTATCGAAATGTTTATAGTTGGTGGGTGGTTTATTCTGACTTCCGAAGTTCCATAGACTACCTTTATTATGAAATATTAAATAGAATTGAAAAGTTTTCTTAGATTATGGCATCAGAGAAATTCAAAGAAGTTAAACTAACTGCAAAGCAAGAGATGTTTTGCCGGGAATATCTTATTGACCTGAATGCAACCCAAGCTGCAATAAGGGCGGGTTATAGTACAAAAACAGCTAAAGAACAAGCAGCTCAACACTTATCAAAACTAAACATACAATGCAGAATAGCCGAGTTAAAAGCAGAACGTGAAGAACGTATACAAATTGATGCTGATTATGTACTTAAACAAGCCGTTAAACTTCATGAACGTTGTATGCAGGAAATCAAACCTAAAAATATAGGTGGTAAAAATGCTATAGATAACAATGGTAATAATTTATTTGTTTTTGATTCAACTGGTGCAGCAAAGGCCCTTGAATTAATTGGAAAACACATAAATGTTCAAGCATTCAAAGAAAAAATTGATAATGACATTAATATAAAGGGTTCTATTCCGATAGAAGCATGGATTAAGAAAAACACTAAATGATAAAAATACAAGACCCATATATACCACTTTATACCAATAGAGATAAATTTATAATCCTTATCACCGGTGGACGTGGATCTGCAAAATCATTTAACGGTTCAACATTTATTGAAAGGTTAACATTTGAGAAAGGACACAAGATATTGTTTTGTAGATATACCATGACATCAGCTTCTGTTTCAGTTATACCGGAATTTAATGAAAAAGTGGAACTTGAAGGAACAAAGTGTTACTTTAATATTACACAAAAAGATGTAATAAATAAGGTTTCAGGTAGCGAGGTCATGTTTCGTGGAATAAAAACATCCAGTGGTAATCAGACAGCTAATTTGAAATCAATACAAGGGCTTACAACATTCGTGTGTGACGAAGGTGAAGAATGGGTAAGCGAACAGGATTTCGATAAACTAGTATTATCAATCCGACATAAAGGGGTTCAGAACAGGATTATTATAATTATGAATCCTACAGACATAAATCATTTTGTCTTTCAGAAATACATTAAAGATACACATAAACTTATTGATATTGATGGTGTCCAAGTACAGATAAGTACACATCCCAATGTATTACATATTCATACTACATATCTAGATAATATAAACTATTTGTCCAAACAATTTATTGATGAAGTAAAAGATATAAAGGAAAAGAACACAAAGAAATATGCTCATGTTATCATTGGAAAATGGGCTGATATTGCTGAAGGTGCTGTTTTTAAAACATGGGACCTGATTGATAAAATACCGAGCTTTGTTAAAAAACGGGGTATAGGTTTGGATTTCGGTTTTACGAATGATCCCACTGCGATAATTGATTGCGGAATATATGAAAATGATCTATATATTGATGAACTATGTTATAAAACCCATATGCTTACAAAGGATATTATTGAGCAGTTAAAACCCCTTAAATATCATATTATGTCAGAAAGTGCCGATCCTCGTTTAATACAAGAAATATTTAATGCAGGTATTATGATCTATCCTATCCAAAAATTTCAAGGTTCTGTTAAAGCTGGTCTTGATAAGATGCAGGAATATAATCTCAAAATAACAAAAAGATCATTTAATATCCTCAATGAATTAAGGAATTACACGTGGGATAAGGATAAAGATGGCAATTTTATAAATGAGCCGGTTGACAAGTATAATCATGCAATTGATGCTGCACGTTACTGGATATTAGGAGAAGTCTTGGGTAAAATAATTCTAAAAAGAAATATATCAAAAGAAGAAACCTGGATATTTTAATTATTGATATGAATACAATGCAAGATATATGGGGTTGGTTTAAGAATACAGTTCTAAACGGATTAGGTGTGGAGCGCGATCTTATGAAACTGATCTCTGATAAAGATATTAATAGAGCCAAACAACTATTCCAGAATAGAGATGAAGAAGTACTTCATGCAATTAGAGAATATAACCCTAGTGAGCATGATGTAATGTTCCGACCGAATAAACCGAGGAAAGACAAAAATCCATATATAACAAATAAACTTCCCCGTTCATGGCAAAAGTATATTAATATAATCGCAGCCCATTTTTTGTTAGCTAAACCAATAATTTACACATTAAATAACCCGGATAAAGTTAACGAGGATGCATTTAGTAAATTTAAGGAATTCATAGAAGAAAGCAGGCACCATGATTATTTTAGGGAATTAAAACGACTGGCTGGTGCAGAAACTGAAGCAGCCATGATTTATCATTTATTCAATGAAGATGGATCTGCCAAGGTAAGGCTACAGGTTATATCGAAAAGTAAAGGTTATATATTACGTCCATTATTCGATCAATATGAAAAATTGGTTGCATTTGCCTATGGATATACTCTTAAAGAGAATGGTAAGAATATTGAGCACTTCGATATAATGCTTCCTACTATTACATTCAGGTGTAACAAAAACAATATTGGTTGGGACATAAATACAGTGGCAAATCCAACAGGAAAAATCAACGTTATATATGCTAAACAAGAAAAAGAATGGGAAGGCGCGGAACAGCGTATTAAAAGAGATGAATACCTCGATAGTAAAAGTGCGGACTCCAATGATTATACTTCCGATCCTATAGCAGTAGGAACTGCAGATGCAATACAAAGCATTACTGACCCTGAAACATCAGGTAAACTTATACAAATAAATAATAAAGAAGGAGATTTCCATTATGTAGATATACCAGAAGCATCAGAATCCAAGCGTGATGAGAAAAAGATATTAAAGGAATCGATCCATATAGATACCCTCACACCCGAAATATCATTTGTCGATATATCAGGCTCTTTAAAATTATCTGGTGAAGCAATGCGCAGAGCTATGTTATTGGGATATATAAAACGTGATATAAGAAAAGAGACCTACGGTGGTCTTGCTAAAAGAGATGTTAACGTAATAATTTCAATTATGGCTAATGTAACCCATATTCATATGAGGGAAGAATTAACAAATTTGAAAATCAAATGCTCATTTGCCGAACCTTTTGACGATGATAAAAACACCGAGTGGACAGCTATTGGGAATGCTTATCAAGATGGTATTATATCATTAGAGACAGCAATAAATTTAATGGGTGTGGCTAACCCACAGGAAGAGCTTGACAGGATTCGTGAAGAGAAAATCATCCAAAATGAAAGCGCATACTTACCTATAGGAATTGATTGATAATGGGAAAATATGACATCGAATATCGCAGAAAAGTAGCAAATGCCCAAAAGGAAATAGATGAATTATTCAATAGGATGTACAGGCAGGTTGCAAGTCTGGCTTTAGCAACAAATATTAATATTAATGAACGTTTTTGGTTCAGCCGGTATCCTGAATTTGCTGAAAAAATTGATAAACTCATTGAGGATACTTTTACCAAGGCAGAGAAAATAATTAAAGACAATATTAAAAGTGTCTGGAATCTTTCCAATACAAAGAATGATGAGTTGGTAGATCAGTTTTATAAAAAAATAAAAGAAAATATACCCACATCTGCTAAATCCCATAATATCAAACATTTGGATGAAATAATAAATCATAAAGTTGGAGGGCTTAACATTTCGCAGCGAGTATGGAGATATTCACCTTCAATGAAAGCCCAGATGCAAGCAGCTTTGGATATAGCTATTAGTGAAGGTAAATCCGCCGAATCATTAGCAAGGGAGATTAAAAGATTCCTGAACGAACCTGATAAGCTTTTCAGGCGCGTACGTGATAAATATGGTAACCTTAGATGGTCTAAAAATGCAATGATGTATTACCCCGGACAAGGTGTTTACAGATCATCCCACAAGAATGCGTTGCGGTTAGCGCGTACTGAGATAAACAGGGCATACAGGGAGTCAGATTATGAACGATGGCAAAAGTTAAATTTTATAATTGGTTATGAAATACAAATTTCTAACAGAAGTAGTACAGTTTGCCCTGTATGTCAAGCCCTTAAGGGGAAATATCCTAAAGAATTCAAATTCATTGGCTGGCACCCTCAATGCAGATGTGTTTGTATTCCTATTATGGGTGAAGAACCTATTGATATGCCGGAGAACTTTAAAGAATGGATCCACAAAAACGGAAATAAAATAAATCCAGATAATCCACCAGAATGGTACAGGGATAATAAAGACATAATTGCTGAAAATCTTAATGATAAATCGATAAATAAAGCTAAATATTATGTTGGAGAATTCGACAGACTATCAAGGGAGGTTTCCAAAAAAACAGGTATAAATGTTTCCAATGTAAACACTGAATCAGTATAAAGTGCTGTTATTTTGTGAATTGTTGGGATATTTTTTTCATCCAATATAATATTAACACTATTACCTAATCTTAATTCATTGATATTAATCATATTAATATAGTATTACTCCATGTTAAACCTCGTACCGCATTTCGGACATACTATTGAATTATCATCAGGAAATAAGTCTCTTACAGGGACATTTAAATATTTTGCAATTTCCTCCAGCCTGTCCAGACTAACTCTACCTGAAATATTCTGACTTAAGGCACCTCTCGATATGCCTATTCCATCTGCAATATCTTTCAATTTTATACCTTTTGCCCTGGCAATTTATTTAATTAATAAATCCATAAGTCCAAATTTACTAAAATTTAGACAAACACCGAAGATAAATTGAATTAATTTAGATATAATTAAAATTATATTATAATCAATGCTATTATTCAAATAAGAATATCTATTTCTATGACTATTTACAAACATTTGCTCAACTGTTTATCCTATAAAGTTTAAATCCTTCTTTATCGCTTTGATACAAAGTAAATTTACTTAACAAATTTAAAATCAAAGAAAGATTCAATGAAAGAAAAATTATTTACTGCCTTAAAACAAGAATACTCAAATCTTGGGTTAGGTGATGAAATCATACAGGGGCAAGCTGAAACATTGTCAGCAACTGGATTAATAACAAACGAGAACCTTGATACAATTGTTAAGGGGCAAAAAACATTCTTTTCTTCTCTTCAAAGCGGAATAGACAAGCGTGTCACATCTGCAGTCGATAAGACAAAGAAAGAATTTGAAGAAAAGAGTAAAGGTATCGGGGCTGAACCTACCAAATCAGAACCACAAAAAGACGAAAAGGGAGAACCAGAATGGTTTAAAGCTTGGAAGGCTGATCAGGAAAAAAAGATTCTGGACCTTGAAAATGAGAATAAGGAATTCAAGGCCGAAAGAGCTAATCTGGAAAGGCAATCACTTATCGCAAATACTGCTAAAGAACTCGGTATACCTGAATGGCGTGTAAAAGAAGGCTTTGTTATTTCTGCAGATGCAGATGAAACAACAATAAAATCAATTCTTGCAGCCATAAAGCAGAATATTATTACCGCAGGGCTTGAACGAAGCAGCGGATTCCCCCTGGATCCTGATAAAAAAATGACGGATAAAGAGATAGATGGAGTCCTTGATATTATAGGTATTTAATTAAAGAATTAAAAGAATGGCAATATCAGATTTAACAAATGAGAAACAGTTCATCATTAACGATAAAGATAACATCGTTATAGTTGATGTTTTTGAAGAAGTGAGAGGAGGCCGTACACTAGACGTTACCGGTTATCCTTTGAATATTATAAATGCCGGTCATGTGATCATTAAAGAGACTTCTATTAATGAATATAAACCCATGCCAATAGCTAGTGATGGTGCAGACGGATATAAATATGATAATCTTCCGGCAGGGCACGAATATGCAGGAATATTAATCAATACAATTCGAACCATAAGACCTTTTGCGGGTATTATGTTAAGGGGAACAGTGAATTATTCAGCAGCTCCTTATGATGTCACAGAAATAATGGATGATATGAGGGAGTCATTAGGTTTAATTTCATTTGTAACGGAGGAATAAAATATGGCAACAACAGAATTAAATCAATCATTGTACTACCAGTACATTTCTAACGCATTCCCTCAATTGGTATTACGTACTGTTGAGAGGTTAAATGAAAAAAACCAGACTGCATTGACTTATATGTTCCGCCAGATGCTACGTAAACAGTTTTCAATAGATGGTCGCTGGGCAACATTAACAGGTAATTATAATCGCGTGGCAGCAGATGTCGTAGCTATGGATTCTTCTTTACCTCTAAAGATGCGTGATACTTTGGAAAGGGTAAGTGGTGATATACCAAAAATGGGTATGGAATTATGGCTTAATGAAACGCAGATGTCGCAAATCGATGCAATGATAGCTCAAAATATTCCATACAACCAAATTATAGCAAAGATTCTCGAAGATACACCAAGGGTTATTGAAGGCATATACGAGCGATTGGAATTGATGTTCCTTCGTGGTTTATCTACGGGTATTGCATTAGTGCCAAATACTGAAAATGTAGGTACTGGAGTACGGGTTGATTATGGATACCTTCCGGAAAACCAATTCGGTGTAAATGTTATTTGGGGGTCAAATACCTCTGTGGTAATAGATGATATAAACCGAGTAAAAACAAAAGCTATTAATGATGGCAATGCTCTTTTAAGAGCTTATGGTGATACCACAGCATTTGATAACTTGATCAAATCAGATCAATTTAAGGAACAGTTTGCATTCAATAAGGGTTTTGTAGGATCAAATATTCCCACTCCGACGCTTGAGCAAGCCAATACAGTTTTTAGTTCATTGTTCGGTTTTACATTCACAAAAATTGACCGTGTTGTTAAGACAGAAAAGAATGGAGATCGCAATACAGTGACTCCATGGAAACAGGGAACGATTGTATTCACTGCTGACGAAGTTGTAGGTGATCTTGTTTGGACAAACCTTGCTGAAACAAACCGGATGGTTAAAGGTAATGCCAGTCCAAGAAGAGCTAATTATCAACTAGCCGATGATTATATATTGGTGTCCAAGTATCATACTATCAAACCTTCTTTTGCTGAGTTCACAACATCTCAAGCTCGCGTTGTTCCTATTGTAACTAACGTTGATCGTATTTATACGCTTGACACTACAATTATACAAGGATGAAAGTAAAAGCAGTAAGAGAATTTGTTGACAAAAACAATTTTACCCTGAAGTATAGTAAGGGAGAAGTGTATGATTTTGATGAAGTAAGGGCAAAGGAACTTATCGAAAAAGGTTTAGTTGAATCCATAAAGTCTGAAAAGTCAGATGATGGTAATACTGATAAATTAAAGGGTAAAAAGTCAGATAAAGAAAGTAGTAAATGACAATCCGTGACTACATAACAAGCAAATTTCAGTCCTTCGGCATAGTATTGTCGGAGGCTGATCTTGCTGAAATAAGTCTAAGTGTTGATCTTGATGCGGAATATGTGAATGATAACAGAAAAGAAGTATATATGGCTCTGGCCACTGTACTTATTCCCTTTCTGTTACTACGGCCTACAACGATTAACGAGCAGGGTTTTTCAGTATCATATGATCGTGAAAGTTTATTAAGGTTTTACGCCTGGTTATGTAGCTGGTTGGGAATTGATGATGTTCTAAACGAAAAAGTAAGGATTATTGATTGTTCAAATCTATGGTAATGTATTTCAAACCTCATAAACTCTTTAAGATCGTGAATATCCCTTTACAGGAAGATGTAAATGGTAATCCAATACCGGAAACAGGACAGAAACAGGTTATATATATCGGTGGATGTTTCCTACACGATATAAAGACCGAAATTAAGGTAGGATTTACAGGTAAAGGTATAAATCCTACTCATTATGTGATTCTGGAGAGATTAGATAGCCTGAATATCGGAGATGAAGTAGAGGTCAGGGAGAAAGATAATACAATAAGGGCAAAAGGAGAAATACTGGATATGAGAAGGACAAGTATGTTGGGCAATTATTCGGTGATTTATATATGATTACTACAAACGATATAAAAAGTATTCTTCTGAATGAAGTCAAAAGTAATTTTTCATTTTCAGGCATTATAGTAACAAAAGATGTACATGCCCCAGTAACAGAAGAGAACAATTTTGAACGTATTGTAATTGTTTTACCCGGTGGTACTAGCAATGGTGTCCTTTCTGTTTCACTTCCACGAATCTGCTTTTATGTGCCCGATATTCTCGATACAGGGATTAATGGTGCTTATTACAGACCTAATACAGGTAGATTAAGCGAACTGGAGCAATTTTGTATCAATTCATATAAATGTGGAAAATCAGGTGCTTACAACGGATGGACATTTTATTACAGTATAGAGAACATCACACAGGATCCCGACCCTGAAACATGGAGTCATTTTATTAACATGCAATTAATATTTAAGGTAGTAAGTAAAAACGAAGTAAAATAAAAAGAATATGGCAAGAAAATTTATAGCAATAGATAGTATTTGGTATGCTGATCCTATACAAGCTGTGACAACTCCTGCAACTGGTTTGACGGGTGCAGAAGTTAAGGCGATTATAGATGCTGCGGATACCAAGAAAATAGACTGTATGCACGATGACACAATCGAATATACAGAAGATGATGCAGATGTAACAGACTATCGGTGTCATACAGGTAATATTTACCATAGAAGTTATACAGCCGGTGCGCGACAGATAAACTTTTCAATTGGTATGTACGACTTTCAGACAAAAGCAGATCTGCAAGGAGGTGTTGCAACGGCAAATGACTGGACGGCTCCCGAAAATGCCGCGTTGATTTACAAATGCATCATTGCAAAAACTAAAGATGAAGGTGATGGAGGAGCATATATTGTATTTCCTTATGCATCTATTCAGGCAAATACAGAAATGGTAGAAGATGAGATTATCGGTTTGGCTGTCTCGGCCACACCAATGATGACTGGCGTTGAGGGCCTAGCTTCAGAAAAATGGTTTGCTGCTTCAGCTGTAGTAGCACCATAATGTTGAAAACTATTAATACTTAAGGGTGGGTGGTATCGCCCACCCTTTTTATTTTAAGATTATGAATGAATTAGCGGCATTAGTTTCAGATGTATTAACAGGGAATTCCTTTGTAAATATAGAACTTAATGGAGAATATTATACAGTTGAGCAACCTAACACAATTGTTGTTGCACGGATGTTAAAACCTTTATCAAATATGGAGATAAAAGAGGGAATGAATTTCTTTGAGTCCCTTGAATCTTTCAAGACCCAAAGCGAATATATCTGTGAGGCAATTTCAATAGCTGTATTGGGTGATGTAGATATAAATCTGAAGAAGAATAAAGATCGATTGAAAAAGGTCAAGCAGGCTGCTTTAAAGTCAAACTTTTCGCAAATTAAAGAAGCATTTACACTTATACTATCGGTTATTGATAGTCAAAGTTTTTTCGAATGTGCCCATCTGGCGGTGGGCTTAGTAAGTCAGATGTCAAAACAGAAGGAGGTAACACCCTTATCGGGCAGATCGCAGGTTTCAAAGAATCATTAGGAATGTCCATCAACGAAATACTCCATACCCCGTATCAACTATTATTAATGATGCAAGCCGACAAAGTGCGTGTTATATATGATTCGAACAAAAAAGTCAATGAAAGGATACAGATGTCAGCAAATGAAATAGGTAACAGATTAAGTTATGATTAAAATAGAATTAGACTTTGGAGAGGTGGATAAGGAGGTTGAAAAGGCAATCCGAGATATCAAACTTGAAGCGGCAAGAGAATTGTCCAAAATTGGCGAAATGTATATTGCCACTTCCAGAGAAAAAGGGAATTATCAAAATAGAACGGGTGTATTAAGAAACGCAAATTCATACCGGGTATATCTTGATGGTAAGAGTATTTCAGAATTAGTTTCTGAAAATGAAACATCTGAAATGTTTGATAAAATGAAATCCAATAGCGGTCTTCAATTAATAGTTGGTAATGGAATGGAATATGCGTCTTTTGTTGAAGGAAAGGGATTTGATGTATCCACGAGTGGATTTTTAAAAGTAATGGAAGAAGTACAAAAATTGATAAAAATAGTATAATGGCAGGATTAGGATTAGATGTCAGAGTAAAGCTTGATGAATTATTGAAGCTTAAAAACGAGATTGCCGCAACTAAAAGCGAACTAAAGGGTATGAACCGTAGGGGAAATGAACAAGCATATGATTCCCTTAACGCTAAACTTAAAACTCTGAGTGATTCTCATAGAAAACTTGCAGCCGAAACAGATATCTCTATAAGGCAAATTCAGAAACTGGGACAAGAGACACAACAAACATCTACAGGTATGTCCGTTTTAGGTAACACATTACTAAAGATAGGTGGTACAACTGCATTAATTGGATTAGCCAAACAAGTTGTAGAAGTGCGAAATCAATTCCAACAACTTGAAATCGCATTTACAACAATGTTGCAAAGTGAAGAAAAAGCCACAGAGTTAATGCGAGACCTGGCAAGATTTGCCGCAGAAACACCTTTTGGACTCGAATCTTCTGCAAGTGGAGCCAGACAACTTATTGCTTATGGTTCGGCTGTTGAAAATGTTATTGATGAATTACGCATGTTAGGTGATGTTGCAGCAGGTACAGGTCAATCTATCAATGATCTGGTTTATCTCTACGGTACATTAAGAGTACAAGGACGGGCATATTTAATGGATATACGGCAATTTGCCGGACGTGGCATACCTATTTATGATGAACTGGCAAAGGTGTTGGGTACTACAAAAAATGAAGTGAGCTCATTGGTATCAGCCGGAAAAGTTGGATTTGAGGAAGTAGAAACAGCCTTTAAAAATATGACTGCCCAAGGAAGTATGTTTGGTGGTTTAATGGAAAAGCAATCAAAATCTATTGGTGGACGTATTGAAGAATTAAAAGATAATATAGATGCCCTCTTTAATACGATAGGACAGAATTCTGAGGGTATTATTTACAATTCCATTAATACCGTTAATCTTCTTGTTGCCAATTATGAAAAGGTTGGAAAACTTATTCTGGGATTAGTTGCAACTTATGGAATTTACAGAACAGCATTAATAGTTAATACGATAGCAACTCAAACATTTGCTGCTACACAATTACAATTAGGCGTTGTCTTAGCCCGGATACAAAAAACATGGAGAGCATTAAATGCCACCATGGCGGCCAATCCTTATGTTCTTCTTGTTACTGTGATATCAGGTTTGATCACAACTATGTGGGCATTAAACGATGCCACAAGTATACAGGAAAAAGCTCAAGAGAGGCTAAATAAATTAAACGAAGATGCATCTCAAATAAAACAAAATCTCCAAGGCGAAACCCAACAATTGATATCGGTTATAAATTCTGAGACAGCAAGCATCCTTCAGCAAATTGTCGCATTTAATAATCTTCAAAGTAAATATCCTGTATGGCTTAATAATATGTCACTGGCTGAATTCCAAGCTATATCTTTGAAAGAACAACAAATTCTACTCAACAAGGCTCTGGAAGAATTCGAAGATGTTAACCTTGACAATCTTATATCTAGTCAAAAAAAGATAATTGAGAATTTGAAAGCAGAAGAAAGAACAATAAGAGACAATTCTGCTGCAAAAAATCTGAATGAACAACTTAAGATTCAGGAGGAAATATTAACTAACTTACAAAGACAAAAAGAAGCAAGACAAGAGGCTCAAAAATTAGCTGATTTCCAGTCAAAACCGGAAGAAGAGCGACGACAAATATTGCAAGAACAGCTTGAAGATCTCCAAAAACAAAGACAATCTATTGAAGATCAAATTGGAGAGATTAGAAGCGTAAAAGATGCATGGAATGAATTTCATCCTATGTTCAATGAATTTATATCTCAACTTGAAGATATCGAACAGAAAACTAAAGACATCAAGAATCAACTTGAAGGTAAGACCACGCTACAAAATAAATCATTTTGGGAAAAGCAAAAGAAAGAAGCAGAGACGGCACTTGAATCAATGACAGCTGCAGATAAAGGAAGTAAGGAGTGGAATAAACAACTTAAATTACTAAATGAAGCACAGTCGAAATTAAAAATCTGGGATTTCTCCGATAGATCAAGAAACAAAACTGAACAAACCTATCAAAAACAAATTGAAGCCCGGCAATGGTTAATAAACAGACAAGCCGAACTGGATAACGAAGCTATTCAAAACGAACTTGAAGCAGAACAGAGAATGCTAGATCTTAAACAAGATAGTTTCGATAAACAATTTCATCAAAATGAACTTAATTTCAGAAAGGAATTAGTGCAGATTGCCAACTATGAAAATGAATTATCAAAAAAGCAACAGGAGGCGGCAAAACATTTATTTGTTCAAAAAAATGGCACCGATACCGGTTTTAATTTTGCAGCATTCAATCTCTCGACTTTGCCCGAAGGATTACGTCCGGAAGATATAGAGCAGCAAATTGAGAACAGGAATCAAATTGCATTAAAAGGTTGGATTAAAGGAAATGAGGATATAAGGAAAGAACAGGATCGTTTTTTCAAAGAAGCATTACAGGATTACGAAACATTTGAAGAAAAAAGAAATAGCATTGCATTAAAATATATCGATCTTAGAGGAAAAGCAATTGAATCCGGAAACATTCATCTCCTAGAAAATTTGTATAAAGCAGAAAGGGAAGAGTTATCTAAACTTAATCTTTCTGAATTACAGGAACAGATAAACTGGGAACAGGTGTTCGGCAATCTTGACAAGGTATCAACAAGTGCATTAGGAAAAGTAAGGAAACAATTGCAAGAATATGTTTCATCCATGGCTAATACTTTAGCAACTAATGATCTTAAGGCAATAACTGAAGCTATTGATTCCATAGATATTAAAATGATCGATCGTCAACCTGTGGATGAATTAACATCAGGTTATGCTGAATATAGAAAAGCTATTGAGGCAGTTAATAAGGCGAAAGCAGAGCAAGCCAAATATGAAGAAAATACCCCGGAGTACGCAAAAGCCACAAAGGATTTGGCAGAAGCGGAAAATGACAGGAACAAATCATTGTTGAAGATATCCAAGTCTGTTAATAATATCGGCAGTAAGGGATCACAAGTAGTTAATTCGGGTCTTGAAGTGATTGATATGCTTGAAAACATGGGGGTATCTATAGATGATACCACTAAAAAAGCAATTGAAGGGGTGGGACAAATAATGAGTGGATTGGAAAGAATAAATCTTGCCCAACCTTTCACCGCTGTTACCGGATCAATTTCGGTTCTTTCGGGTATAGGTAACACTATTGCTGGATTATTCGGTGGGGGTAAAAGGACGGTATCAGAAACCACATTGCATCAATATGAATCATTGATGAATACCCTTGATGATCTTATAAACAAGCAAAAAGACTATATCACTTCATTCGCCGGTCGTGAGGCTTTGACTGCATATAGAACTTCACTTGATTTGATTGAGAAACAGATTGAAGCAACAAGACGGCTAGGACGAGAATTCAATGATTCATACCGTGGTAGTAATACATTCGGATGGCACGATAGAAAGAATATCGAACAATACAGGGATCAAATAGAGAGCATCGGCATAAGCTGGAACAAGTTAACCTTAGGCGGTAGTCGTCTTTCAGGGATATACAGCCTATCTGCTGATGAATTACGACTTTTAAAGGAACAAGTGCCAGAAGCATGGGCAAAATTAAACGAACAGACCAGAGAGTACCTGCAAACAATAATAGACAGCGGAGAAGAGCTTGAAACCTTAAAAGATCAATTAAATGAAGCGTTGACGGGTATGACTTTTGATGCGGCAAGGGATTCTTTAAAAAGTCTTATTATGGATGCCGATGCAAGCTTTGAGGATATTGCAGATAATTTCGAGGGATATATGCGTAATGCCATAGCAAATATTGCCTTAAGCGGTGTGGATGATTCACTAAAGAAATGGTACGAAGAGTTTGCAAGAGCTATGGATGACGGTATATTGAGCGAAGATGAGAAAAGAAATTTGCAAGAACTTTATCAGTCAATATTTGATAGTGCAAAATCGGATTATAATAATGCTTTAGAAGCTGCGGGGGTAAAACCAGAAACATCAACAACCAATCAATCGCCATCAAGAGGTGTTTTTGAGGGTATGAGCCAGGACACGGCCAATGCCCTTGAAGGTCGGTTTTCTGATTTGCAGATGTCAAACAGAGAGATATTAACTGAAACATTCACAATTAGTGACACCGTAAAACAACATCTGATACATCTTCAAAATATTGAAAACGTACAGGTACAGGCCTTGTTTGAGTTGCGGGATATAAACAGGAACACTAATGAATTGTTTGATATTAATTCGGGTATACAAATATTAAATAGAGGGATAAATAAATAATTTATGTTTGGTTTTGATCATTACATTCAGTTCTAACCAAATCATCGTTAGAATCAATTTCAACTTTATAATATTTTTTTCTGGTAGAACCATTAACTTTTTCCCTTATTATTAGGAAATCTTTTTTCTTAAAATATTCTCTATGATCTCCATAAATAAATTTATTTTTAACAATGTATGTATAGTAATCTTGAATTGAACTAAATTTAAAAAGAGTGATATTAAAATCCAAAATTACAGGACGTGCTTTATCTTCACAATATAATCTATATTGAAAATCCATATTTTGACCTGATTTAAATCTTGATAAATTCTTTTGTGCAAATAGAGCAGATGTTCCCATATGAAGACCTGGTATAAAATCATCAAATGATATTATTCCAAAATTTCTATTTTCTGTTAAAATTGTATCAGTAGCATACGGCATTTTAAATATCGACGCAATTTCAATACCCTCAGGACTAAATATTTCCAGTTTGGTCTTCTTTGCGCTTTTATTTCCACCATTATATATATCGACTCCAAAAAAAATAAAATGAGGATCATCTTTTTCATCTAATAATAAAAAATCGACATTATACTTTCCACTCTTTAACTCAAAACAATTCCATTTTAAAATTAGAAAATCATGTTCATTATTTTTTCTTTCAAATTCTTTTTCGATCCTATTTTTTTCTCTTTCTTTTTCCTCTTTTATTGCATTTTCTTTTTGATTATCATAAGCAAAATATGCAATAATACAACCAACAACTGCAAAATAAACTGCTACTTTTTGCGATGTAAATATTTTCTTAAGATAACTTTTAATTGATATATTATCAAATTCCTTACCTGTTTGTTTTTTACAAATAGTATTCTTAAGTTGATTTTTGTTTTTTTTGTTTTTCTTGTTGTTCTTAGCCATATCAAGGAGTAAATTAAAGGTGATACAAATATAACAATGATAATTAATTCATAAACATTTGCTTAAATGTTTATGATGGATGATTGATTTATTATAATATCGTACTTCCATAAACTAATTTTGAGTCAGAACAAAATTATTCAAAGGTGGGCAGTTTGAATATAAAATATAAGAGCTTTGAATTAGTCGTATCTGTCCACATTGTACGGCTTTTTTGGGGCTCTTTCTTTTATTATTAACATTAACCATTTATTTATGAGTAAACCAATTAAAGAATTGTTGAATAGTCTTGAGGTGATTAAAAAAGATGCCGAGTATATTGTATATAATATGAACAGAGGCTACGATGAAAGAAGGATATTGGAAAAAGCTGAAAATATCCGGAGAATAATTAAGGATATTACTCATCTTTCAGATGAGGAAAAGAAAGATAATTTAATAACACAAATTTATAATAGATTAAATTATGATTGAAACAGGAATTGATCTTGAATTATTCAGAGGAGAAAACCAAAGTAAAATAGGAAATCTAGGCTTTGGTGATGGTAATACTGCAATGTATGTACAAGAACTTATGATGGACCACTATGTGGAATTAAGATTCTCATATCCGACCCCTTTGAATATAAAGCGAGGCGATTATATTAATTTTCTTGGTTTAAAATTAGCAATAAGAGATAACCTGGCGGCTTTTTATAATAGCAACAGAAGATATGAATATGTAATACGTTTTGAAGCACCCGAAATGTTTTTAAAAGATCATATTTTATTCTACCGGTTTCAGGACCTTGAAGAGATATCATGGAGCCTGACAAGCCAGGCACGAAACTTTATGCAGATAATCGTTGATGCAGCTAATCCCATACTAGGCGGCGGGTATACAGTAGGCGTAGTAGAACCTTTGGAAACATTAAATATTCAGTTTGACGGAACAGATATATTTTCCGGGTTGAACCTTGTTTCAGAAACATTTGAGTGTGAATGGTATATTAACTATAAAGACAAAACCCTAAACCTTGTAAAAAGCTATGAATATGGTGAGCCATATCAGTTTACTGAAGATGAGGTCGTAATTGATATTAAAAAAACAAATTATAATGAAGAAGATTATTTCACCCGTTTACTCGTTTTCGGAGGTTCGAAAAATATCCCACCTAATTACAGGACACCCGCGACAGGTACGCCAGTTGACGCAATAGTACAGAAACAGCTACGGATGCCGGAAGAATATGGTAACTATATCGATTTTGCGCCGAGTATCCCTGAATATATGAAGAAAACAAAGATCGTTACCTTCGATCATATCTATCCCAAGCGTATAAGTACTGTTTCCGATATAAAGATAAATGACAGGGTAACAGATGAAAATGGTAATCCTTTTATCATCTACTATATCAAAGATGAAGGATTGCAGTTCAAATCCGATTATGTCCTGCAAGGGGAAACACTCCAACTTACATTCGAAATAGGTAGCTGGCTTGCCGGACGTACCTTTGATCTGTCATACCATGATACAGGGGAATATGCAGGGTATTTTGAGATCATCAACGACCAGACTATTCCGAATAATATCATACCTAATGATATATTACGTCCACGTGTAGGGGATAAGTTCGTCATATTCGGGTTCGACATTCAATTAGTCAGCGACCAATATATTCCCGAAGCAGAAGAAGAGTTGAGGCAAGAAGCCCTGAAGTATGCAGACAGTATGTTAAAGGACAATGCTACATATAATTGTGTTATTAATCCTGTTACGGCCGCCAAAAATAAAATAGATCTTAAATTAGGCCAACGGGTGAAGATAATTTCCCCGGGGCTCCCGGACGGACATAAACTTTCACGGGTCCGCGGGTATTACAAAGACTTGGTAACGTGGTTAGATCTTTATATCATTGGTGCAAAAGATGAGTATATCAAAAATGGAATATCATTGAGACAAAAGGTCGCCGAGAATAGGAAAATTGCCGATATGCAGTACATTGAAGCCATGAAGCAGAACAAGCAGAACCATAAGACTGTTCAGGCTCTGAACTATATCCGTACGGCCCTACAGAACGAAACGTCGATAGAGGGGGGATTGATACTGACGTCTTTACTACAACTAGGTCTGATGATTGGAGACACATGGCAAGGGAAAGCCGGGATAAATGGGATTCTAACTGCAGTAAATGACATTGCCTTGTGGATTGGTGGCAATCTTGATGATGCTGTAGAAGAAAAAACACCTATAGGATTCAGGGCTGATGGCTCGGGATGGTTAGCTAGTAAAAATATTCTATGGGATGCATTGGGCAATTTACTTGTAACAGGAAAATATCAAACATCCGAATCAGGACAACGCTTCGAAATTGATCCACAATCTAATTCCTTAAATATGTTTGATGGAGCAAATAACCTTATTCTTACGCTACAATTTTATGAAGGTGGTATATCTAGGATGATTTTCCGTCATTCATCAGGTAAACAAACAACTCTTACCGCTGTTGGTAGTTATTTTGATGGGCTCGTTGAATTTGGGGATAGAGTAATAATGAAAAATTTACCAATGGATGCTACAGGATTAGGTAAAGGAGATTTATATATATCAGGAGATACAATAAAAATAAAAACTACAGATTAATATTATTGTGGATATTGGGTGGGGTCTTTTGTGTCATCAATTGTTATCCCACCAGTACCATTTTTTACAATAATATTATTATTTTTATTTGGTTTTAATATATATACATCATTGAATCTAATTGTTTTGGAAAAATCAGCAAAGATATAAATCTCTTCTTTATAATCCCTTAATTTAATCTCACGGGAAACAATACCTTTGGTCAATGTTCCAAGTTCTGCAATTTTATAAAATTTATTATCTTCTCTAAATGCAACTATACAATTTTCAAATTTATTTGATGAATCTATCTCAACCGTAAAACTTGTGTAATCCTGTGTATTCTCGTCATCATCCGAAGAACATGATATAAATAACACGGATAAGAATATTATAGTTAATAACTTTTTCATCATTTTTTATATGTTTCTTTTAGCCATTGATTAAATTCCATTAATTCAGAACTATCAAAATCTCCTACGTATACATAGTTTGAATAACATTTATATTTACCATCCTCAGTAATTTCCCCTATTGTCATTTGCTTTTCGGTTTTCAAATCAACAACAAGCATGCCATCACTGTAATCATTTTTTTTATTATATTTTATAGTGTTTATTACCTTCTTATTTTCACGCAAGTATTTTTCCTTTATTTTTCGAATATCGTTTGTCATTCCCCATAACTTAAAGAATAGAATAATTTGCAGTATTCCGAAAACAATGAAAATGATTGATATAATTCTAGAAATCGGATCCATAATCTTTTATTATATATTGCATAAAGCTATGAATAATAATTAATAAATGAGAATCTGGTAAATCATATTTTTTTTTATAATCCTATGAATGTAGAAAAATTTTAATCCTTTGTCATCATCAGAGGAACAGGCCAAAACTGTACAAGAAATTAAAAGAAGTAATAATAACTTTTTCATTATTAATATTTATATAGTTAACAAAGCTATTAAAATACTTTGAAGATGTATATTTATTTAACAAATTATATTCTATATATGATTAAAAGCATTATCTATTAATTGATGTGATAACCTAAAAATTTATTAAACCATTGAAATTAAGAATTATAAAAAAATAATCGTACATTTGTATTTTATAAATATTAGTTAACAAAAGAACTTATATTTATTGATAATTGTTATTTTAAACAAGACATGATAGAAGATTCAATTGAATTTAATAACTGTAAAAGAGGTGCTTGGATAGATGATTTAAGATATAATATTGTAAAATGTGATGAATTTATAAAGAATAACGATTTAAATGAATTTATATTATCCATCATCCTCCCACAAAATGTAAAAATTGAAGAATTTGAGCCATTTCATATAGTAACTTTTGCATGCTTTATTCAATCTTTAAGAATGAAGGGTTTCCCTAAAATTAATGTTTTTTGTCATAATGAAGATATAGTAAATCTATTGGATGGTAAAATAAAATTTCCGAATTATTACAAAAAAACAACATCAATATTGCATGAAGATTCAGAAGATGATAAAGTACTTAATCTTTGGAAGGTAGTGGACAATATGACGTATAGCTATACAAACTCGGTAACGGAATATTTTAACAGGCAATATTTTAAGAATCTAGATATGACCGGATTAAAAAATTCATTAGATGAAATATATGCTAATATTGCAGATCATTCTCAATCGAATGGAAATGCATTTTCATATATTTCATATGATCATATTAGAGAGAAGATTTATATAGCTGCATGTGATTTTGGATTGGGAATACCATTTACATTGAGGAGAATACATAAAAAATACAAAAGTGATTCAGAAGCACTAAGAGATTCATTAGAAATTGGAGTTTCTGCAAGAACGAACAAAAGAAACCGAGGATTTGGATTAGATAATGTAATATCTACCCTTTCTTCCAATGATATGTTTCGTATAATAAGTAATAAATCATTTTTGATTTGTAAAGGAGATAAAAATAATATTAAAACTTATGATATAGATTTTGAATTTTCAGGAACTTTGATTTATTTTGAAATATCAACCAATTCATTTCCAGAAAGAGATATGGAAGATGAAATTATTATAACATAAAATATGAGAGTAATTGCATTACATAATTTATTAGAATCTAATAATTATGCTGACAGCGGAAGCATTGTATTTAAATATGCGCAAGAAGCTGTTTTAGACAACGAAATTATTGTCATTGATATGGATTTTGTTGATTCTGTGCCAACTGTATTCATGAATACTTCTTTCGGAGCATTAATGGATATACATGGGGTTGAAAAGACCAAAAAGTTATTTAAGTTTAGAAATATTCTTAAATCACAAGTAGATAGAATAACTAAATATTTCAATGATTATAAACTTTTGTTAGAAGCACATGGTGAGTGTGTATAAGTTTTAATTATTAATATAATTTATAATGAAAGCCCAATTTGGGCTTTTTTATTTGTATTAGCATAGTTTATACTAATTGTCAAGAGAACCATTGAATATATTTGTCTTTTTCATTAAGCTATTTTCTTATTCTTATTTTATCCCTTACAATATTTATAATATATTGTTTTAAGATAGACTCAAACTTAATATTTTTGATTCAATTTACATCTTCAATATAAATTTTTTATATATTTGCCTTAGAACGTTATCAATACATAATCTTGGGCAAATAATCAGATTTTATTTGAAACAAGATAAAAGGCACGCCCTTTATGGTGGTGGTTTGGAAACTACCCACGACTATTTACGCCCTGCGTATTGGTGACGTTCACACCTACGAAGGGCGTTGCTGTTTTATCACAATTCTTAACGATATGAACGTCACCAAGAATTTAATCAAAATTACCCAACATCAGGGTAAACAGGCTGTATCAGCCAAGGAACTTCACGCTTTCTTAGAAAGTAAAAAAGATTTTAGTAGTTGGATTAAAGACCGTATCAAGAAATACGGGTTAGTTGAAAATGAATATTTTGTAGTTTTCACCAATTTAGGTGAAAACCCAAACGGTGGCCGTCCCCTTACTGAATACGCCCCTGTTGAAAAAGAGATGAAGGAACTCAAAGCTAAGTCAACGACACATCCCGACTATTTCACCATTGCCGGCTATGGTTCGCTGCATGGTATTATGGTAAACCTCAAACAGGCAAGCAGCTTAGGCCGCAAGGCAAGCGAACTGTGCAAAAGATTAGGAATACAAACAGACGAGTGCCCCGATCCCCGTTTTGGTAAGGTTAAAATGTACCCATCCGAAGTCTTGGAGAAAGTATTTTCAATGCCTATAAACTAACTGTATCTATTTTTTATTTCTTGCCCATCGGGCGAGGTTATAAACTATGTCAAATTTTGTGCTGTCTGCACAATTAATTTAAAATATTATGAATACAAATACAATATACGATTTATCAAAATTTCAATGGTTATTAAGTGAAGTTATCAACCCCGAAGAATTGAAAGAAGCTTTAAATGAGTTACGAATCGACTATTTAGAATTATCGTTATCTGCTGAGATTGATGGCAATATGGAAAAACGGCAGTATGCACATCAAAATGTCTTAAATTTTTCTGTGTATCTGGAATATCTCATTGATTGTCTCGAATTTACAAAGGATAATCATAAATAGCAAAAGGAGCTTCGGCTCCTTTTTTTATTGTAAGAATGAACAAACGATGAATAGTGGAATTATGAGTAACAGGTATAAAAACTTGTACTAAGAGTTTTTAACATATAGTATTCGAAAATAGTCCCTATTTATATTTTTTTACTTTCAAAATATACATTTTTATTAAAATTTTCACTAAACTCTTTAATAGAGGTAGATTAAGAAGTTACCTTATTATATTCCTCATTATTCAATGGATAAATAGCTAAGGATTCCTTGCTTCCGCAGCCGGACTCTTAATATCCATCTGTGAAGATAAATTTATATAATGATATTAGAGAAAATCTCATTTCAATCAGGAGATCGATCAATAAATATGTATTCAATACCTTTTCTATATAGAAATATAGTATCTGAATCATATGGTTTATAGATGGAATCTCCAGAATGCAAAAATATATTTAAAGAATTTTGATCCCATTCTTTTAAGTACAACTGCTCATTCTTTACTGTATCACTTAGATAAAATTGGCTTAAGTGAAAATACTCCCCATTATTGAAAGTTACTGATATTGAACCTCCTGATCTAATTGATATATCGGTAACAATTCCAGAAAAAACCTCTTGGTAGTCTGAAATAGGTCTAAGTTCTGTTACATTTCGTTGATAATAAAAATAAAAAGTTACAAATCCCAAAAAGGCAATAAGGCAAAAGGGCAGATATTTTAAAACTTTTTTCATATTTATTTAAGATCCTTTATATAAACGATTTTTGTAATTTCAACTCCCATATCGAACGAAATTGCTGTCGAACTTTCGCCAATACCTAGTGAAGGAGATGCTCCAATAATAGCTCCTCTTCCTCCATTTGGGTTGTAAGACCCGCTTATACCTAAGTGTCCTAGAAAATCCGCTCCTAAAGCAGCTTGAAAGCTTTCTCCTCTAAAACTAGCCGGAGTAACATTATCCATATTATTCCCTAAATAATAGTAAGCGGTCCCGACTCCACTAACCTCTGCATGAATAGTTCCAACTGCTGCATAACCATTTTCTGCAACTATAAAGGTTCCAGCATGTGGTCCTTGTAGAATTAATATGCCTTCCAACGAGGCACCTCCTGCGCCTCCGGCAGAAGCAACAACTGAGACTTTGATGCTAACTGCGACTAAATGTGAAAAAATAGTATATAGCAAGAAACTTTGAGCCTGCAGGGTTTGTCGTAAACTATATTGAGTACCCTTTCGCATTGCATTTGACCATGTTGAAGAAAAGTTTTTTAGCCCTTGTTGGTAATAATAATTAGACATTAAATGATCGCCACCTGGAGGAGGAATAATGTCTTGAGGGGGTCCCGGATCTTCTGTTTCTTCCCAACCATCCGTGTCGAAAGAATCAAGCCCTTTTCCGCTCTCTAAATGATTAAATAATCTTTCCCAATGATTGGGGTTTGTGGTACTATAAGCCATTCCTGTTGGATCAATTCTATTGATCGGGTTATTGCCGCAATATGCATACGGACTAATATTATAAAATATTTCAGCCAATGGATCCATTGTTGTAAATCTTGGCAAATCAAAAGTCGCATACCTGGCAGAATAATCATACCAATCCAGCCCATGCATTATGTCCTGCTCTTTCCCGTTGTATTTATATGAATCACTATCCTTATTATATCCATCCGCAAATGCTGCACCAAACGGATAATAGTGATTACGCTGCATCACAGTAGTCCCGTTGGCACTAATTGTTGCCCGATTATTACCTAAGTGGTCTTTGGCATAAAAATAATACTGGTTATTCTCTATATAGCCTCCTTCTATCAGGATTTTTTTCAATACATTATCTTCATATACTTTGTTTCCTACGTAATCTCTTACCTTACTCTTATCCAGAGCAGCTACATTTATAGCAGACCCGATTACCGGGGAAGTATTAAATCCTGAGTTCCAGCGCTGTATTACCCGTAGCTTTTGACCCGTTGCCGAATACAGGTACTCGTTCCTTGCTTCGGCTACAGGACTTATGATATCCATCTGTTTGGGTAAATTCAAAGAATTATATTGAATATCAGATATGCCTTTATTCCAATCTTTAGTCATCGCCCCGTTTTTGTTATAGGCGTATTCGATGGTCTGGTTCGTCCAGTCCTTGAAGTCTTCGGATTCCTCAATCGCAACATTAACTCCTGCATCCGTTACTTTGGTCAGTTGGTTTCCGTTGTAGGTCATCGTGAGGTTATCTACCAGTCCGTAAGAGGTCGGATTGGTTGCCGCGTCGATTTTCCCATACCTCTTCAAGGCCATCATATTGCCCATCTTGTCATAGGCGTATTCCGTATCGTAGCGTTCATTAGCCGTAGCGGTTGGCGGCGTATAGACAGCTTTAGTCAGGCGGGAGAGGTTATCGTAAGTATAGTCATATTTACGGGTTTTTCCCTCTTGCATCCAACTCATATTCTTAATATTCCCATTGAAGCTATAAGTCAGGTTTTCGCTGAACTGGGATTCTTGTATGGTATTGATCCACGAACGTATGTTATATGTATAACTTGTTTTCAGATTGGTATTATTTGCTTTCTGGCTGCTTTTGAGCCTGCCGAGTTCGTCGTATTCGTTTTTGGCAAGGCTGGTTTCTGCCTGGTTGTTAAGCTTATGCTTTGTTTCCAGTAGCCTGCCGGCATGATCATAAGTATAGCTGTACAACTCTTGGGTAGTAATACCATGCGCTAGCTGTTCGGTATACATCTTAGTCGGCTTGCCGACAAAGTCGTAAGCGGTATACGCGTAATCATACCCATTGAGATGATTTATACTGCGCGACTGGATCATCTGTTTTTTATGATCGTAGTAGAGGTTGCTGTACAGTTCCTCATTGGTGGTTCCTGCTCCCATCGTGGTGGTAATGGTTCCGGTCAACAGTCCTTTGTGCTGGTACGGGCTGTTGTCGTCTCCGTAACGGATACCGTAAGTGCTGTTGGCTACGTATTTTAGATTCGGGTTATTAAAACCTTCTAGTTGCAGATGTTTATAATCATCGTAATAGTTGGCGGTCAAAATTAAAGGATCTACTAAAGATACACTAGGAAAACCTGAAATTAAATAACCCTTAAAAATGCTCCTACTGTCCCATCTAGCATAAACCTTTTGATCATTTAGATAATTGTTTATCTGAGATTCTGTTATGTTGTTTTTACATATACCCGTCAATACAGTTCTTCCCCAAAAATCCGGAATGTTGAACATCCATTCCCCCTTTAGACGCTGCTCTCCATCTTGGGTTAGAATTAATTGATCAGTTACATCATAAATCATATAAATCCAATCACAGCCAGGAAGACGTTTTTTGATGCAACGATTGAATTTATCATATTGATAAAGGTATGCATACTGTTTTATGATCTCATTATTGTCACCGAGGTCAGCTGTTAGTTTGTCTGTCATTAACGGTGGCAATACATAGCGTAAATTACCGTAGATATCATAAACATAATAGGTATCATGTTTTTCATTGCCGTTCAATTGACGGGTAAGTATTACTTGTCCAACCTTATCCTGAAATTCAAATAATATATTTCCATCCTCATCTTGTATTTGTGTAACATTTAATTCTCCGGCAGGGTAATTGCCTTTTTTAACTAACATATTATTTTCTATTTCGAAGCGGACACATGGGTAAGTATCATTATTAGTTAAATAGGTTGTTGTTACTGATTTATTATTGTTATACCATGCCTCTCCGGGGCCATATTGCTCCGATAAACGATTTAAAGGGGAAGTTTCGTATACGGGATATGAATATGGTTTTTGGTCGTCATACCCTGAAGAGCCTTTAGTAGTATTTTTTACTTGTTCAGAATTTATGTAATCCCCATTTCCTGGATAACTAACAGGTAACCATTTTTCAGATTCGCGACCAAATAGATCGTATTCCTGAATAGAGATCAAATCTTTCTTGGTAGGTGTTATTCCATTATGATTTATTTGAACAGGACGGCCAAATCCATCATAATAGGTTGAGGTGCTTAAATGATTATTTCCGTCCGGAGAGGTGAAAGTTCGGGTAGTTATATAACTTTTTTCTAAATCTTCCTCCCATATACTTTTAATAGTTGTTGTTATTTCCCCATTTTGAGTCTTTCCTTCAGAAACAATATAATAGATTCCTGGAGATAAATTATTAAGTATTAATTTACTTCCATAATTGCTATAATTAATTAGCTGCCCTGCTTCATTTAATATCCAAAAAGCGGTATTGAAATTAGTATTCGAATGCGAAACTTCTAAATCAATTGCAGCTTGCAATGTAAATTTATAGTGTACATCATTTGTTGGGTTACCTTCATAAGCATTAGTCGTGTTTGCTGTGTTTTGGGTATGTGAGTAAATGAACGGTCCATTTATAATTCCTGCATTGTATTCGTTTTTGGGTACAATTCCTTGAATAGATGTTTGAATAAGCCCGTTTTCTGTGGTACCTTCAGATATCACAGAATATGATCCAGGTTCAAGATCATATTCAATATATCCATTTTGAGAAGAATCCGGGCATTTATTGTTATTGTTACAAGAGATAAGGCTAGGAAATGGCAAAGGACTTCCAGTGAGAGTTATACATGTTGAATTTAATGGTGATCCGCATTGTGATATTATTACAGTCATCCTTTGTTTCAAAATAAAATGATAATAGGCATCATTTGTAGGACGGAAGCCCCAATTATTTATGCTATTTCTCGTATCCGCAAGATGGGTATAATTAAAACTAGAATTCATTACTCCCAGATTCTGCTCTATCAATGTATTGTAGAACCCTTTTATAGTTGTAATAATATCCCCATCTTGGAGATACCCTTGGGAAGCAACATAGTATGTACCTGCTGGAAGATTCTTTTTTATCAGACAAGCTTGCGTTTTTTTACCACAATTTATTTCTTTTAAATCATTCTCTTTAGACACCTGCATGTTTTTTCCATTTGAATCATATAAAGTTATATATGTTTGATCCAATACGCTACCACAATTATAGATACTGATATCCATAGTTCGTGTAATGGTAAACTTGTAGAAAACTTGGTTTGTTCCCAAATTATTATATTGTCCTTTGTTATTATAATTTGTAGTATTTTTAGAATCCGAGTAAATGAATGGGATATCTTTTGTACCAATATTAATTGAATTATTTAAATCCCTACCAATTTGTGAAAAAACAGATAATGTAATAAACACTAATATAAATATTGAAATAGTCTTTTTCATAATATTGCTTTTTTATTGCTAAAAATCAGTAAGATATCCGTAATTTATTTCTTTAAATAATAGTCATATTCCTGAATAATCTCATTTTTCTGACTATGGGGATTGAATTGACTTATTCTTTTAAGCCGATTCTGTTCATCATATTCATATGATGTACGAATGCCATTTGGTTCTATCTGGGTGCTAATACCGACAAGTGGTTTGTAGTGAAAAAGCGTTACAAAGCAATCTGGATAATTATTTTTTATTTTCTTTTCAATCGCTTCAATTGTAGTTAGTGAAGGATTAACCATTGCATTATAATTATTTATTTCATTCCCAAATAATGTTTTTAAAGTGGAATAATTGATCCCTTCTATTTTTGCGATAGGATATTGATTATTATATGACCAAAGAACTGATGTTATAATACCATTTCTGGTTTGGTATTGTAGAATATTCCCTTTTTTATCATACTCGTCATATGTAATTTCGGTACGTCTGTTTTGAGAATCTTTTGAGTAGGTAATTACAGATTCAGGGAAAATAGTATTGGCTTTATAAGTCGTTTCCATTCCATTTGAAAGAATTCCCTTTACTTTCTTTTCTGTTTTGATTGGATTTGCAACTATATTTTTTGAAAATAGCTCGCTAGATTCAGCAGGGTAGGAATATTCTGTCTGGATAATATTTCCATTACTGTTGTATGTGGTTTCTTTTTTAATGCGATTCATAGTATCGTATTCCATAGCATTTATTTGTTGAAAACCATTATCAGATATTTCTGTTGTTTTTGTCAATAGATCACTTTCAAAGATGATGTTTGATCTCATAAAATCAATTATCTGGTGGTAATACTGAGCATGTGCATTATGAGCCTCAACTTCTCCACCTAAAGCATAAGATAAACCCTCATCTATGAATAATCCTCGGGCAACTTTTATAAATTCAATTTTTGTTTTTGAATTTTCATATTCATAAATAACCTCTTTAATTTTTTTTCCCGTATCATCATATATAGCTTTTGATTTGAGTAAAGATTTAGTATTGTATTTATAATCCTGAATATATATAGGCTTAGCTCCTATTGTTGTTTTAAAGTCGTTGTATTTGTCTCCTCTATGAGGAAAAAGCGGACGAGGTAAATATCCGCCTTCATAACTATGCTTAATTTCATATTCATCGATAGTCCATCCATTCCCGCCACCTTCTTCTTTCGTGATAACTTGAGGGTATTGTACTGAAAAATGCTGACTTAAATTGACATCTCCCAATGGATTTTGAGAAAATTGTCTTGTAATGTTACTACCTATTCTTATTTCCATCATACAATGATCACAAGCTTTATACATAAATGTGTAATAATTTATTGTTTCACTTATGAATGATAAATTATTGACTTTTAAATTAGCTTCTCCATATCCATTTTGGTTTTTTCCATATATATAATTAATTTTCCGTTTTAGAATATTATTGTCAAAATATGCTTCTGATTTTAGCCTTATTCCTCCACCTCTTTCAATTTTTTGATCAGGATATAATCCATCTTTTGCAGTAAAACTATTCGGTTCATAATTTAATACAAGTTCACCTCCGGTCGGGAATTTTATTTTTTGTAAAGAAAATTGTTCTCCCCGTTTATTTGAAGAGCGATCTTCTGTTACCATCTTAGTTCTTTCCACTATATTCCCTATATAGCGAGGAAAACCAACGTCCATATATTCATACATATCAAATTCTTTATGAAAATGAGCGGATGTCGTTCTATTTTTAGTACTACCATCTACGTAAAAGCCCCATTGATCCTGAATATATCCTTTTAATGCATCGGCTAATGCCGTATTATCATACCTTGATATCAATTTATTTTCATCGTAATAATTAAAGTGATATATTTCAGGGGAATTTAAGTTATTAGCTCCACTGATTTCTATAGACTTCAATAAATAGTGAGGAACTGAATTGGCTGTGTAGTTGAATTTAACACGTTTGACCGTTGAATTATCCAGCTTGCTTTTTACTATTATCTGTGTCAGTCTGATTGAATTATTTGAATGTGGATAATTGTCATTTCTTTCGAATAGTATTATCTCTTTTTCGGTTTCTATTTTAGTAAGTCGGAACGTTCCATAATAATCTTGCATTGGATCATTGTTTTCCGTACCCTTTTGCGCCGTAACATCAATTATTGGAAATGCACTCCAATGTTTGTCTGATGGATCATGAAAATAAACACAATCACTCACAGTATAAAAGATCGAATCTTTTTTATCGTGGTATATATTATAGTCCATTTTATAATCAAATTTTATTTCTTTTCCTAAAGGAGACTCGATATATGCTAATGGCCAGGCGGTATCTAATAATCTATAATCATCAAATTTACTTCGTACAACTTCCTTTATATTATCCAGATACCCATATGAATGATGAAATCCGTTTTTATCGATCAATGACATTCCGTTAATTCTTCCTCCGCTTCCCCCCATAGCTATTTTTAAATTATCCCCGGGCGTAGATATATAGTTATTTTTATCCATATCGAGGAATACAAAATCCCCATTTCCAGAAATTGTAGAATATGAATAATGATCATATCCTGAATCCTTCTTCGGTTGAGTACCTAAAAAAGAGTACATCACAATTGGTGACATATCTGGTAAATATCCGGCAAGAAATTTATCTCTTTCCATATCAGACAACCCCATAGCTTGATCAAACGGTTTTTCAAGATATGGTTTTTGAATATCCATTTGCTCATCTTCTCTTCCCATTATAACACGGCTGACTCTATGTCCCGGTGTAAGAGTCCATCCGGCACCAAGTTCGCCGCTATCTTCTCCGTACCGTATACCTCTTGTTTGATACGAAACAGAAATTGGGATATCAACACCTTCAAAATTAATATTATACAGGGGAATTGTTATAGTTTTTATTCCACTCGGATTAACACCATCTTTGACATAGTTATCCATAAATTTTGTATATGCCTGTGTAGATGGTGCCGGATAAAATATATTAGGTTTGTAATCTGTTTGCGCACTTCCGTATAGGCAGCAAGCTATTATGATTAATATTATTATACTTATTCTTTTCATGTTTTGATTCTTTAGACTATATTATTGGATTTTCTTTTTCTTACTTTTTGATTATCGGTTCAGCAATAGATACCTGGTTATTGGTTAGTATCTGTATCACATATGAACCCTGGGGTAGCTTAATGCAATCGATAGTCTCCATATGTTCACCAGCCTGCATTTGTTGGTTTTTAGATTGATAAAATATCCGACCGTCAGTAACCGAATAAATGCTGATCTTTACTTGGGCCTGCCCATTAAGATTATAGCTCAGATTCAAGTTTTCCCTTACCGGGTTCGGATAGAAACGATAGTCGGAAATAAGTTTGTTTTCTTCTGTGGTTGTTACTTTGTTTTGTTTGTCTGTAAAGTCCCACATCTCATCCAGCAGCTTTTGATTCTCAGGGTCGGTATCCAGATACAAATGGTCCTGTGGCGGGAAGAAGAACGCAGTGGCAAACAACAGCGTATTATCCGACAGGTTCGTATTCTTTACCGTCTCGAAGATCGGATAGCGGTATCCCTTCATATACCATCGGCAGGTCTCCAGTTGTTTGACAGAAGGGGTAGATGTGGTAGCCAAAATCTCAGACACAAGAGCTTTATTTTCCGGTAGTTTGTCTTCGATAGTCTGTATGGTCTTGATCCGCACTACCGGTCTAACGGTATCGCCTGTGGGAAGAATCATGCTGCCATAGGCGTCACCTATGGTTTCTATTGTCCCTGCGGTGCGGATTCTTTCCGTACCGGAATAATAGCCTTGGGTGCTGTAAGTACTTGCCATACGCTTACCGTAGCCGAAAGGATAAGTAAGCAGCTGGTAAGGGGAATCGTACTGAAGTTTGACTACGGGGTTTTCATGTCCTAGCAACAGCAGTGAGTCTCCTTTTATCCGGTAGTAGTACATGGTGTTATGTTCGGTGGCTACCAGCAGGTCTTTTGATTGTATGGCTTTATCTGCTTTTGCAAATTCATTATAGCCCATAATATAGACGCTGTCCGAAAGTAAGGGGGCTGCGCTATAGACTACTTTATACTCGTCGTTCACTGACTTCAAGCCAGAAAAGTCCCAGAGGATGTTCTGCCCTGCTGGTCCGGGTTCGATGAACTCTACCTGTTGTTTGATAAGTTCATCGCCTATACGTGGTTCCTGATGGGATTTGGTTATCTGTGCGTTTACTGTAACGACACAAATAAGAAATAGAAATAATAATCTCTTTCTCATATAAATAATAATAGCTAATAATTATTTAAACTTTACAGTATAGATAAATTTTTATAGTATTTATAATCTAGTTTTAATGCAAAAAAAATAAATTTAACTAAAATAATAAAAATTTAATTTATGTTAAATAACATTATTTATAATTTCATCTATTAAAATAATTTTCTTCCAATCAAATTATAAACATTTGCCTTATTGTTTATTCTTCCAAGCGCTTAAGAACCATCCAACCGTTTAAACCATACTACTTTTAATGTATGGAATTCAGGGGAGAGTTATATATAAATGGTAAAGATGCATGGATGGAGTGGAATGCAAAGCTAATTGAGGGATCATTAGATAATCTCTTGCTACCTGCCAATCCAAAACCATATATAGAAAACAATAACCGGAGTGAGGATGGAACTCGCCTTTACGTAATAAATCCTCGGGTACAGGAAAGGAATGTACAGGTTACTTTCGGCATTACATGTAAAACTGATTCTGAATTCCTGCAAAAATACAATTCTTTCATACGGGAACTCAATTCCGGTTGGCTGATCCTTTCTGTTAAATCATTAAATATAACATATAAGTTAATATTGAATGATTATGTAAGCCTTAACTATGGTGGATCAAGGTCGGATGCAAAACTTGTATTAAGATTCAGGGAGGTTAACCCTGCTGACCGTTCTCCGGCAATAGGGTCAACGATATTTGATTTAACTTTTGATAAAACATTTAATTAATATGGCAGTAAGTACTATAAGGAATAAGGGTAACTTGATTAGAAATGAAACAGAGCCTTTTGCCAATACCGCAGACAGGATTGGTGGTGTTATTGTTGATATTGCGTATGAATTTGACGCCCAGTCTGCCTTAATTGAAGGATCAAACACAGAAATACAAAGCATAAAAAGCGCATTGGGCTCTAAAGCTGATAAGTCTGCATTAGAACCTATTAATACTTCTATCTCCAACCTACAGGCCAATAAAGCCGATAAAACTGAGCTTGAAGAAGCAATATCCAATATTTCCATAGGTACTATACTAAAAGGAGAAAAAGCAAATGAAGCAGCGATAAAAGCTATTGCAAACCCTTCCAGGGGGGATACTTATAAGGCTTCGGATACAGGTAATTATTGGACTTATGATGGTATTACATGGAATAATATAGGAGAATTTTTGCCGAGTGATGGAGCTTCTAAGATATTAGTAAACAAGCTTATCTATAACCTCGGTCAGGAAACCAATATATTCACATTTCAAACCCGTCAGGAAGCCCGATCGACAGTACCAGCAGACAGACGGGGCCCGATGCAGATTATCACATATAAGCTCGGATACCCGGAAGAAACAACAGGTAAAATGTACATTATCGAGCAGTTTCAATCACCTCTTATTGCTGACTGGGATAAAGAATATGCATGGAAAGATGTTGTGCTGAGAGATGAATTTGAAGAATTGGACAATGCAACCAAAGGAGCGCAACAATTCAGGATAGTAAGTAATAATACATATGTCTATGCTATAATCGATGCTGAAAACAAAATATTATGGGGTAAGAAAAAGGACGGTTCAACTTTCGACCCAAAAGGCATACCCGAAGATGTAAAAAAAGCATTATTGGATAAATTGAGTCATGAGGATATTGTAAATGAAATAACCGATTCCGGTAATCCCATTTCCGCATCTGCCATACAAAAGGTGATTAACCATAAAACATCACAACTTGATTTTGCTTTTCTATATGAAGATAACAAGATACCTTTCTACATTCAAAAAGGAAACGTATATGCAAATATGCCTGAAGTACATCAATTGCGGTCTGATGTAAATGATATTATTAATAGAATATCGAATATTCTTGAAATAGTAGATATTGGGGATAGCCTGACAGCCGGTGCAGGAGGAGGAGGGGTAACACATTCTAAGGTCTTGCAGACGCTTTTAGGTGAAAAATATAGTGTGATCAATTGTGGTGTAGGTGGGGAAAACGTACCTACTATTGGAGCCAGGCAAGGAGGTGTACCGGCATATTTTACCGAGCAATTTATTCTACCTGCCAATACGAATCCGGTAGAAGTGTCGTCAGTTTCCAATTACAGGATTAAGAACCTTTTGTTTGATGCTCCTGTAAGATTGTTAAGACAAGGCTCCAGTTCACAGGTCAACCCATGTTATGTAAATGGTATTGAATGCACATTGAAAATCAATCAGACATCTCCCACTTCAACAGACGCTGTATGGACGCTGCAACGAAATCAGGCCGGTGATACTGATTTGTCAATCGAGGCTAATACACCGCTAATTACCCATCCTGCAAAAGATTACCGCAATTCATATGTTTTAGGGCTATGGATAGGCCAGAACGGCGGTTATTCATCTAATGATAATCTTGTACTCTATCACAAACGAATGATTGAATTTTCCGGTACAAATGAATATCTGATTATAGGGTTACATACCGGAACTGCCGCTTCGAGATCAGACATTGAAATGACGATGGAAAAAGAATTTGGTTTGAGATACATTAACTGGAGGAAATATATAAGCAGTTTACAGGCCTTTTACGACTTAAGTATGATAAAAGGCACACAAATAGAACCCTCACAAGATGATTTAAACGCCATAGCAGTAGGAAGTTTACCGCCTGCGTTTTGGGCAAGCGCAACCGATAGTATACACTTAAATGCAGACGGTTATACATTGTTGGGTTACTTAAGATATAACAGGCTGCAATTATTGGGATTAGTATAAACAAAAAATATAATTATGGAGTGTTTAATATTACAATTAAAAGGTTCAGTAACAGACAATACGCTTCCGAAGCTGAATGAAGTAAGTCTTCAAATGATAAAAACGGGAAATGGTGTCGCCGTCATAAGGATCACGACGAATCAGGACCAACAGGTTGTACTAACCTTTATTGAAAATTGCGGTACTTTTTATTCTGATTCGGGAGGAACCATAAGCATCGGCAATACAGTTACATTAGCCAATGGTAATAACGATATATACGCAAGAGCAAATTCGGACAATGGGTACCTAAGTATTGAAAATTTCGACAAGGTTATCAGTTTAGGCCGTAACGGACAATGGAATCCAATAAACGAATTTGTAGGTAACAGAGCTTCTTCATTGAACCTTAAAGTCAATTTCAATGATATTGTATGGAATACTAATTTGAATGTTTTAAACAACAGATATAACGGGCCTTCCGAACTTGACGATCTGGATAATATAAGCGATTTGGTTAATCTTACCACCTTTAATTCAAATATGCCCAATACGGGAGGTACGACTTCATCATTCAGAGGTATTCCAAATCTGGCAACATGCGCTTTACAATCTCCGGTAGATTTAGATATAGATGATTTTTTAATGAACAGGGATAGTTCTTCTGCTGTAACCATATATTGCGGATCAAACACTAAATCCATAAAATATACGGGAGGTCAGAATAAGAGATTTAATGTTGTCCAACAGATAGATGTAAATGCGCTAACGGCTATGCCGACAAGCGATATTGACGATTTGCTTATATCTATTTCAAAATCTTCATGGTTGGGAAGTACCAAAACAATATCCGTAAAGGGACAACGATCATCGTTAAGCGATGATGCAGTATCCGTTCTTCAAGGTATGGGGGTGACAGTATCATTTATATAAATTAAATAATATAATTATGGAATTACTAACAAAGCCATTTATAGTGGTATATGATAAAGATAAGAATATCATAATCCGACAAACTCAAAACAAACAGACATATGTTGGTAAAGGCAATAAATATGCCGAATTTCTAACGGAAGAAGATTTAAACAAATTTATAATAGATCATCAATTGAAAGAGATGGATTCTATTTAAAAAAAACCTCTCGACCCCCAAAGAAGCGGTAACTTCTAAGGGTTGAGACACTAAAGATTGTGGCTTTAGCATCTTAGCCGAGAGGCACTAAAAAACATTTAGTTCTGATGCAAAAGTAAGTAAAAAATGAGAATAGTAGAAACTGATATTTTGATAATGACATATACGGATTATTTTTTAGTTGGATTGTTCGAATTCTTTATGTTTAGTAAATGGCTGCTTGTAGCTGCTTTTGCATTAACAATAACTGATTTGAAATTCGGCATTGACGCTGCAAAAAAACGAAAAGAAATAATTAAAAGGTCGAGGGCTATAAGAAGAACATTAAACAAAATATGTTCCTATGTTCTTTGGGTTATTCTGGCTTATACATTCGGACAGGCTTTTAAACCTTTTGGCATTGATTTATTGCCATTAGTAATACTACTGGTCATTTACATTGTCGAATTGGAAAGTATCTATGTGAATTATTTTGCGGCCAAGGGAATAAAAGCCAAGGTTAATTTAAGGGCTTTCTTCAGTAAAAAGATGGATATAATTGATATAGAAGATAAAAAAGATGATGACACGAGGATATAAAAATATGAATCCCGGCAATATCGAACAGAGCAGGGATGTATTTCAAGGGGAAGTCGTTCCCTCGCAGGATAAACGGTTCAAACAGTTTAAAACAATGGCATACGGCTACAGGGCCATGTTTGTCACGCTCGATACCTATCGTAAAAGGGGTAAAGACACGATCGATAAGATTGTCCGTTCATGGGCTCCGCCTGTAGAGAACCATACGGATGTTTATATAAGCTCTGTAGAGAAATGGTCGGGTGTGCCCCGGAATAAAAAGTTATCGGAGCATAGCGGTAATGATTATATAAATATCGTTGCCGCCATGTCAAGGATGGAAAACGGTATACCAGCAGATATGAGCGATGTTATGGCAGGTTTCAACCTACAAAACAGGATAAAAAGATGAAAAAGGAAACGAAGCAAAATATAGTATTCTGGATTATATTGATACTGCTATTATTGAAGTTAATGACAGGATGTAAAAGTACGGTATATGTGCCGGTAGAATCGGTAAAGACAGAATACAAAGACCGTGTTTTTCGTGATTCGGTGCATCTGTATGACAGTATCTTCGTTAAGATGGCAAATGATACGGTATGGATGGAAAAGTACAGGTATATCTACCATGATAAGCTTGTCAGGGATTCTGTTTTTGTTACAGATTCCGTACATGTTCCTTATCCCGTAGTTGAATATAAAGAAGTAAACAGGCTAAGTTCGTTCCAGTCGTTTGAGGTGTGGTGCGGACGTATCCTGATCGTGTTGGTTTTAGGTTTTTGTATTTGGAAATTAATTAGGTTAAAATTTCTTCGTTCATAAGTTGGAGTTAATTTATTGGCCGTCTTGCTTGTGAAAGTAGGGCGGTTTTTTTCGTTTAGTTAAATAACAATTGTTAGCATGGACTTAACAAAAACGAAGTATATTTTTGTCTCACGGAGGACAGAAGTTGAGTAAAAAGACAGATTTCAAATTTATTTTTGCTGATGTTAGTACCTCCCTTGAAATTCCATTTTTCAGGGGCGGACTGCGTGCAGGCTTTCCAAGCCCGGCAGATGACTATACAGGTGATAAGATCGATCTTAACAAGAGGTTGATTAAACGGCCTGCATCCACTTTCTTCGGTATTGTCGAAGGCGATAGCATGATTGATGCCGGATTGTTGCCCGGCGATCTGGTCATAATAGACCGGAGCATACCTTTTACACACGGCCGCAAGATACTATGTTGTATAAATGGAGAGTTCACTATTAAATTCATTGAATACGACAAGACCGATGCCGATGTTATCTGGCTTGTGCCTGCCAATAAAAAATACTCCCGGATAAAGGTTACTGCCGATAGTGAATTTATGGTATGGGGAGTGATCACTTACAGTATAACACCGCATGTAGATAAGTTTGAATAATGTTCGCATTGGTTGACATAAACAGTTGCTATTGTTCCTGTGAGGAAATCTTCAACCCGAAGATCAAGGGAAACCCGATCGTTGTACTCAGCAACAACGACGGATGTGTTATTGCCCGTAACAACCCGGTTAAGAAACTCGGTATTAAAATGGGTGTGCCTGCCTACCAGATAAAGGATGAAGTAAAGAAATACGGCATCGAGGTATTTTCTTCCAATTATCAGCTCTATGGGGATATGTCCACGCGCCTGATGACAATACTACAATCGTTCGTTCAGGATATGGAAGTGTATTCCATCGATGAAGCCTTTCTGGATATGACCGGCTTTGAACATCTCGGATTAAAACAATACGGCGAACAGATTGTAAAAACAATACTGCGTGATACAGGCTTACCCGTATCGATGGGAGTAGCCCCCACAAAGACATTGACAAAAGTTGCCAACAAGTTTTCAAAAAAATATAAAGCCTATAACGGTGTCTGTGTAATCGATACAGAAGAAAAGCGCATCAAGGCCCTACAATTGACCGATATATCGGATATCTGGGGAATCGGGCGGAGGCTTGCCCGGAGATTAAATGCCGCCGGAGTGAAAACAGCCTATGACTTTACACAGCTCACACGTTCGTATGTAAGGAAATATTATACAGTTGTGGGTGAGCGCATGTGGATGGAGTTGCAGGGTATAAAGTGCTATGGCCTTGAAGAAGCCCCACCGTTGAAGCAACAGATATGTACCTCACGGGCGTTCGGGGATTATGTGACTAGTCTGGAAGGCATGAAAGAATGCGTATCAACTTATGCATCCATCTGTGCGGAGGAGATCAGGCAACAGGGAACATATGCCGCTTCGCTGATGGTTTTTATCCATACCAACCATTTTAACGAAGCACACGACCAATATGCCCAGAACTGTGTTATCAAACTTCCCGTACCGACAGACAGTACATTGGAGATCGTCAAATATGCCCTCAAAGCATTGAAACTGATCTATCGTCCGGGATATAAGTACAAGAAAGCCGGCGTTATCATTACAGAGATTCAACATGCCGTACAGATGAACTATTTTGACCGGATAGACAGGGTCAAGCATAAGCGGCTGATGACGGTAGTGGATAATTACAACCGTGGATTTATTTCCAATCAACTGAAACTTGCGGTGCAGGGAACGGGTGGAAGGGATTGGAAACTTAAGCAGGAGAAATTATCGCCACGTTATACTACGCAGATAAAAGAAGTAATACGCATTAACTGTAAGATATAATATACATGGCAGAACACAACATATTCAAAAAAGTGATGTGGTTTGACAAGGCTGTTTGCGATACGACACTATTTACCCAACTCGAACCAAAGCGGAAAGTAAATGAAAGCCCCCGTTATAAAAGCGGTATATTTTATTCTGACAAATGCCGGAAAGACATACAGTATGAATCGGAACTGGAATTAAAATTCTTCAAGAAACTGGAACAGAATAAGGATGTTCTGTACTATTGGGAACAGCCCGTTACTGTTCCGTATTGGAGAGGAAAAATAAAATCATATACCACACCCGATGTAGGGATTATACTGAAAAACCTCAAAGTGGTAATAGTTGAAATAAAACCATTGTCTAAAATGCTTGAATACAAAGTGCAGATGAAAGTGGAAGGAATGATAAAATTTTGTGCTGAGAACGGATGTGGTTTTCTTTTGACAGACGGAAAGTCCACGATAGACAGGATCAGGAAGACCAAGTGTAACCGCAATCTGGAGAAAGAGCTGCTCGGTATATTGGAAACACGCATTATCCGAAAAAGGGAATGTGCCGAGATAATGAAAAAGCACAATGCTAAACAGACGGATTTACTTAAGATAGTATTGAAAAACGAACTGCGTTATAAAGAATTCCCTCTAAAGTTGCAACAGGTAAATAAGAATAAATTATTCCATCAAATTTTTAATGAGAAAAAGCGGTATGATGATATAAGGAAAGAAAGCTTTAATGCATTATTGAAAATAAGTAACACGACAATATAAAGCAAGGCAAATACTTACTTTTTTTATAACTTTCTGATAAGCCCGGGCTGTGATAGTCCGGGCTTGTTCAAAACCATGTACGGATAATCATTGTTATAAAAAGAAAAATAAGTTATGTGTTTCTTTAATTCAATGAGTGCCACGGCTAAAAAGCTGGCATCACGGTACGGTAAAAAGACCGATATAGTGGAAGCCTGGGAAGAGATTATCCGGGAAAGGAATCTTGAAAATAAAACCAATTATACCCAAGACGTTTATAATATCCCTGCATATTATGAGCCGAACAGTTCTATCATAACCAACGATGAAGAAATACAGGTCATGCAGTGGGGATTGATACCCGATAACGCAAAGATAGAAGACCGTATCAAGTATAAAAAGGGTAATTGGTTCAAGAATGCACGTGCGGAAAATATATTTAAAACATGGCCTTACAGGATATATATAGGCCGTCAGCGTTGCATCATTCCATCGACAGGATATTACGAACCGCACCACAATGAAGACGAAAGCGTGACTTATTACCGCCTGTTATTAAAAAATGAGGAGATATTTTCTATTGCCGGCATCTGGGATATATGGCAGAACCCCGATACAAAAGAGGAAATAAAAACTTATACCATGCTTACCACGGCCGCCAATCCGCTATCGGCAAAGATACACAACGGAGGGAAGAACCCTTTCCGTATGCCTATGGTACTGCACAGGGAAGATGAGGAAAAGTGGATGGATCCGGAACTGACGGAAAAAGAAATACAATCGTTATTGAAAGTATATCCTGATAAGAATATGGAAGCCTACCCGATTAGACGGGATTTTCAGAAGGTCAATCCGCATGATAAATCGATAGAAAAGAAAGAAGAAGAATGATTATTTTCTTTTCGAAACTTTATATTCTCGGATATATTTTAAAACTTTTCTATTGGCTGCATCAATCTTCTTGATATCAAAATTTATATATATATCTGTTGTAACTTTTTTTCCATGACCTAATGCTCTCATAATAGTTTCTTTGGGTATATTTAGATTACTGGCTATTGTTCCCCAGGTATGCCGTGCATAATAGGTTGTTAAATATGGAAATATAGGTTTTCGTTTTTTCCTTTTAGTCTTTCTGCCTGTCTTAGTTATATGCTCTACCCATTCATAGGGTCCAATCTGCTTAAGATTATTATTTGTTCTGTGAAGAAAATCATTGTAATTTGTATAATTATCAAGGAAATTAAGAAGATATTTTTTGCCGGGTGAATATTTATTGATAATATCCATTGCTTCAGGTAAAAGTTCAATGTAATAGTATTTACCCGTTTTTTCTCTTCTATATTCTAATCTACCATCTTTAATCCCTGTAGCATGAAGTATATCGATCATATTTATACCAATAGTATAGAATAACAGCATAAAAAGGTCCCTATATCTTTCCTGATGTGGTTCTACCGGGTAATCCCTGATTAATACTAAATCATCTGCTGATAAATTTCTATGTCTGGTTTCTTCTTCTTTTATCGTAAAATCATCAAAAGGATACAGGTCTTTGGATATAAGCTTTTTCTTCATTGCATGTTTAAATATTGCTCTGATATTCCTTAGATGTACTGACCGGGAGTTAGTTTTACATGTTGGTATCAAGAAATTATTGAAGTTTTCCAGCCAGTTATAGTCTATATCTTCGAATGTAAGTGTATTTATATCAGTAAATTTAGATATTGTCGATATAGTATATTGATATAAACCTTTGGTGCTCTCCTTTTTATCATGTGAAGAGAGAAATAATTTAGTGTGATCAATAAATAAGTATGGTAATTCTTCATCCTGATTATTGTCAGATCCTGTATAATTATTTATGTAGTTTTTTAATTGCAGTTGGGACATCTTATTTAGCTTTCCACTAGCTCCTAAATCAAGTAATATCTTCTTAATATTGATTGTCCATTGTTCAATTATCTTATTATAAGTTTTATGGCTTTTATGACCGATAACTTCCCCACTCTCGAATTGATCTTCTTTTAAGTATATTTTAAGGTTAATATAAAATTTGCCTTTATGGTTAACAGCAATTTTTAAAGGATAAGTATCATCTTTACGTGGGACGCGCTTATCAAGGTAAAGTTTTAATGAGGCCATATCGATTATTTTTTTGCACTAAAATTGCACTCTTTTTTCTCAAAAATAACCAAAATACCCGAATATTACCCCAAATAATAGTGCAAAATTTTATAAATACTACATAAAAAAAACGATCACTATTTAAGTAATCGTCTGAATATTATTGATTTACACTTCGTGGGCGTTGACGGATTCGAACCGCCGACCCTCTGCTTGTAAGGCAGATGCTCTGAACCAGCTGAGCTAAACGCCCTTGTTAATATCACATTTTCTCTCAAATGCGATGCAAAGGTATGTAATTTTTTTAATCTGCAAAACAAAAGAAAAATATTTTTTGAAAATATTTCACTCAGAAGAATTGAATAAAAAACGCTTTAAAGGTTTAAAATATTAATTTTTATCAATTTGCCGCCAAGATTGCGAAGAATTAAGTATTTTCGCATGCTATAGTAAATATAACAGAACTGATGAAAATAAAAGTAATAAATAAGTCGCATCACCAATTGCCCGAATATGCTACCTGCCATTCAGCAGGTATGGATTTAAGAGCATATATTGACCAGCCTATAGTTTTGAAACCATTTGAAAGAGCACTTGTACCTACCGGATTATTCATCGAATTACCTGAAGGCTACGAAGCTCAAATTCGTCCACGCAGCGGTTTGGCCATCAAGTACGGGTTGACAGTACTCAACACGCCCGGCACAATAGATGCCGACTACAGAGGAGAGATACGCGTTATCTTAGTCAACCTATCAACGGAAGATTTTGAAATAAAAGACGGAGAACGCATCTGTCAAATGGTCATTTCTGCTCATGCACAGGCTGAATGGATAGAAGTAGAAGAATTAAATGATACAGACCGTGGTGCTGGCGGTTTTGGTCATACCGGAAAAAATTAA